CGTGTAGATCGCCGGGCTGATCTTTACAGCGGTGTAAGCGCCGGCGACCGCGGTGGCGGCTTCCGTTACCACAAACTGCTGCAAAGCGCCGGTTGATTCACGGGTCTGCGGGTTGACCGCATACACGTTGGCGATGGTGAACACGTCACCGACGGCAATCGTCTGAGTGCCGGTGCCGGTAATGTTGATGGTCGCCTGGCCCTGCGTGGACACGGTGGTAGTTACCGTGTGCGCGCCGGTGCGGCTGCCGGTCGTGTGTTGCTTAATGGACTGAGACATATTCAGTTCTTCAAGGCCCAAAATGCCCTCACCCATCAAGCCGTTCTTGAATTGGCGTGAAATGGTGCTGACCGGGTTAAAGAGACCCTTCATGCCTTCCACAAGGGCCGCGTTAGCCGCCGGGTTGACCGTGGCGTAACGCGGAGACATCACCGCAGCCGATTCGTTCAACTTCTGCTGGGCTTGGAGCAGCACCAGAGAAGTCGCCGGGGTCGTACCGGGGGTGCCGACAGACTGGTACATTGACTTGTAGGCGTTGGCCACATCAGCATCAATGCTGGACGCAAGCTGCGAAATACGCGGCTTGAGAACGCGCTCCGCAAAGTCGTCCAACTGCATGGTGAGTTCGGCAGACGTAAAGTTTACCCCGATGTGCTTCTGGCTGGAAACCGTCAGCGTGGTGAACTGTTCGTTGTCGTCCTGCACTTGCAGCGCGGCGCCGTCAGTCACCAGAGCGCGGTCTGGCAGACGGATACGCAGGGTAGAGCCGATCTTCGCCCCTTCGACGGCAAAGCTGTCGTCGTACTGGCGGTTCACGGTGCGAGTGATCACAAGGTTGTTCTCGAGAATTTCGAGAGCCTTCCGCGTGATCATGTCAATAGTAAGAAGCGAATTAGGCATGGCCTATATCCTATGAATAGCGGTTGCGAAGGTCCTCCGCCCGCTTGGCCTGCCGCGCCCGTTCAGCCGCAATCCATTCCGACGTACTCATTGACTTGATAGACCGTGGGTCAGTGGTATCGTAGGCAGGCGTTGACGTAGAACGAGCGGTAACAGGTGCGATGGGGGCGGGGGCCGAGGTTGTTTTGCGCGCCGGTGGATCGGCAGCCAAGCGGGCTTCGATCTTCCCAATCTCGCGGGCTTGCAACAGCGGGCTTAGCCGGGAAATTCGCTCAGCTTCTTTTGGGTTGGACCCAAGATGATAAATCAAGTCGGGGCCAATTTCGGAAGACTGAATGGTCTGCGCCATCACGTCCGTAACAGGAAGCGTTGGGTTGTACGCAACTTGCTCAAAGTCAGCGTACTTGCCGCGGGCTTCTTCTTCGCGGTCGCGGTAAGCGTCCATCATAGCCGCGTGGGCAGCTTCGGCCTCTCGCTGCGCGAGTAGGGCGGCGGCTTTCCGTTCGGCCATGGCTTCGGCGTAAGCAGGGGCGTTATCAAAATCGGCAGGGTCCAAAGGCGCAGCCGGCATAGCCGGAGGCGCGGCAGGTTTTGCCCTTTGTTCACGTTCCCATTTGCGTTGCTCGCGCGCCAGGCGCTTGCTTACGATAGCGTCCAATTCTTCCTGGGTGAAAGTTTTTGGCGCTTCCGCAGCTTGGGTATCCGGCGAAGAAATGTCTGTAGCGGGCGCGGGCGTAGCCGTTACGTCCGGTTCCGGCGCGGATGTTTCCGCTGTGATGTTTGCGTCTTCGGTAGACATTTTCGTTCCTTATGAACCCTGGTGAACCGCGCCAGTACGGATGCCAACCGGCGGCGTGGGTCTAGCCTTACGGGCCAGCGTCACGCCAAGCGCCGCCAGAATAGAAATACAACTTGTTGTTAGTCGTATTGACCACAATAGGCGCCATGCCGGTGATAGCCGTAGGCGTTCCCGTAGGGGTGCCGGCGCAGGTAGGGACGTAAAGAAAACCATCGGTCGCGTTTGTGGCCAGCGCGACAGAACCCCCCGCAACGACATTGCCTGCGTTGGTAATTCGCATCCGCTCCGTAGGCGTCGAAGCGCCGTCAGCGGTGGTGCTAAACACCAAGCGGCCCGGCATATCTCCGGCGCCGGGGGTGCCGTCCACCTCGACCAAAATGGTTGCGGCGTTTATAAACGAAGTTCCGTCAGAACCAGCAAAAGAAATAGCCCCAAGATCGTCGCCATCGGCTACAAGAGTATGAGTGTTAATAACCCCTGATTTTGATTTTGAAAGGGCAACGCTAGGGCCGCCGTTTGCCGCGGTAGACCAATTTGCGCTCCAAATAGCGCTGATATTGGCTCCGGTGCCGTGTTGCTGAATAGATAATGTTCCTGCTGACCCAAGATAATTGACGCCGGTCAAAGCAGTTGCGTTGCCTCGAACTACAAAGCCATCCGAGGTTATAGCAAACGGCGTCGTGTCGCTGGCACTATCTTCAACCAGCAGGGCGTTACCGGCGCCGGTCTGGGTAATACGAACCGCCGGGTCGGCTGTGTTGGCATCCACATTGACCGTGCTGGCAGCAACGGTGCGAGCTGCCGTTAAATCAGCCACGCTAACTTTACGGGTTGCCCCTCCCTGCACAACCGGCAACACTTCCGTACCCGCAAGTGGAGTGGTTGCGGAAGGAAGGGCGGAAATCTTAACGTCGGCCATTTTTTACTCCACCAAAATCAAACCGTTGTCTTCTTGTACAAGATTGTCGTTGTCTTCCGTCGCAAGATTGATTTGCGCTTGATCTGGCCCATAGCCAGAAAAAAACGAGACAATGCTGCCAAGACCAATAGCAACCCCGTTTTGTAGAGCGCCGGCAAAACCCATGACCTACGCCTTATTGATTGGTTTGCAATACAGCGTCCCGTCAACCGATGCGCGGATCGCGCTGACACGCCAAACACCGCTTACCGTGACAGGAACAGCAAACGGGATCGGAGTGAACGGAGGAATTGGCGTGCTTTGGGTGGTAGCCACCGCGCCTTCGCCCACCTCAACGTAACACGCCTGGTCAGACCAGACCACGACGCCCTGCGGCCCCGCGTTCCAGCCAGTCGTATTGGCCGCCGTGCCGGTGTAGGACGCGGTCTGGGCGGGAAAGTCCGCTTTGGCGAGGGGTTTAAGCAACTCCATGTCAACGGTCCCTTACGCGAGAAATTTCAGTTTATACAGCGAGGACAAGTACAAGTCCACAATTTCGTCAATGATGTTCTGCAACGCGGTGTCGGACTTGTCACACACTTTATAGCGCATGTCCTCAATTTCTTTGAGGCTGTCCTCGAGAAATTCGACGATATTTGAGGTTTTGCGGGCGGAATGTAGTGAAATTGGGCCAATCAGCCCATGCCGCCCTTGATAAGCCTCGGCAAACTTGTCGGCCAAATCAATCACTTCGTCGTAAAAATTGCCCAAAGCCTTGTGTTTGGCAAAACTGCGAGTGTTCAAATGGACCGAATGGGCCACGTCACGAGCCAAGAACAGGCAGCCGATAAACTCAGCACAATTCATTGCATTGGCCCTCCGGGCGGCATTTGGGGCGGCATTTGAGAGGGCATTTCGGCCATTTCCGGCGACATTTCGGGCATTTGCCGCGTCATAGTAGCGTTAGGCCCCACCAAATCGCCTGTATCCAGCGCCGCAGCAATGGTGCCCATGACAATATCTTGAATCTGCTCAGGGGTCATGCCGGCCTGCACCGCAGAAATGCGCTTTGTCTCGGCGTCATACGCCTTGATCTGCACTTCCTGGGCCTCAATGGACTGTTCGACGCGCTGCAACATGCCGACGACTTGGTTCAGTTCTTTGGTCAGGGTCTCAATCTGCATTTTGGCCATTTGCATTTCCGGCGATTGGTCCTCGCCTTCCATGACTTTCGGGTCAATGATCTTGGCAAACCGCGCTGCCATCTCCTGCGCGCCCGGCCAATCCATGTTTTTGATGAACAGGTCGCCCGCGACGGTCCAAAGCTGCGGGTTGGACTGCAACAGCATGGACATGGCGTCTAAGGCTTCCTGACGCTTGGTCATGTAGCCCGGCCCGGTGGTCACGCACACGTCGTAAACGCCGACCGACGGGTTATAAATCTTGTCAATCACCAGCCCGTTTTCGTCGCGGATTTCCTTCACCGGCTCCGGCTGGCTTGGATTGATACGCACCATGCCCACTTCGCCGTCCAGCCCCACGATACGCGCCACGCGGGCGGTGTCGTAAATCTTGGGAATCATATCCACAAGCTGCCGGGTGACGTAACGCACCGCGCGGGACAGGTTGTCAACGTAATGGTAGGTGCCCGTGTCACCCTGTTTTTCGCGCGCCAGGATCGCCCGGCCCGACCGCTCGTTGCTTTGCGCCCCCAAGCTGCTGTCGTACTGCCCGGTGGTAGCCTTAATGTCGTCAGAAGCCCCTAGCTTGGCTTGTATGAGGCCCGTTTGGGGTAGGGGTGGGGCTGCCCTAGCCGGAAGCGGCAAAGGGCTACCAGCGCCGTCCGTAACGTCGGGATTGACCTCCAAGTAGGGCCAGTTGTTTGTGTTGGCCGTTTTCCATTGCATTTCGTAGCCTTCAAACTGGCCGCCATAGCCAATGAAGGGCGCCTTGGGTGCCAAAGCCAGCATTTCGGCTTCCTGGCTGACCCAATAGTTGTACATGCGCTGGGCGTCCTTGGCGTTCCGCACAAGGCCCGACACATAAAGCTGACCGTCCACTTCAAACTCGTTGCCGACTACCCGCACGACGGGGATAAACTTGCCGGCCCAATCGCGTTCCTCCAGCACCTCAAACCCGTTGGTCTTAATCCACTTGACCTTCTTGCGGTCCACCGGGCGACTACGCAGCGGCTTTCCGAACATCAGTTTCAGTTGCTTGTCTTGCGGCGAACCGGAATAGGCGGTGATGTTGTCGGGATAGAGGTTCAGCGTCGCTTTTTCGTGTTCGTAGTAGAAGTATTCGGCAATGCGTACCATGTCTTCCGAGAGCCATTGAGAAAGGCTTTGGTCGCCCACGCCTTGCGACATGAGGCTAGAAATCGGTGCAGCATCTGGAAACAGGCGTTCATAATCGGCCTTGCTCACGTCTTCGGTGATGAAGCACCATTCGGCGTCGGCGCCGCATGGGTCTTGAATGGCCGGGTCCATATAGACCGAAAACGAGTTTCGCACCCGTCCAATCTTGATGTCCTGATCAAAACTGTCCTCGCGGGCGTACTCCGTCAGGATGCGGATGTAACCCTCGCCGTAAGTGACCTGGTTGTCGCAGGCCGTGTCGTAGGCCACGTCGGCGTCTGAAATGTACTCGATGTGCCGCACCATGCCGTCAAATATCTCGGCCACGCGCACGTCGGCGCGGTCGTCAGCCGGGATCACCTTGCCGGTTGGCCGGTTCTGCCGCTGCTCGTTGGTCACTTGGCGCACATGCTGCGGCAGCTTGTTGATCGTTAGGCACGGTCGCGCGTTGATCGTCTGGCCTTGCACGGCCCCTCGGGTCGCCAACACGTCCGCCGGCCACTGCCACTGGTTGTCCGGGCTGCCTGCCATAAAGCGCAAGTCGTCCAGTTCATCCTCGCGGCTGTCCGAATAGGCCGACAGCGCCATGGTGTAGCGCCGGCGCATGACCGACAAACGGTC